TATCGCGCGAAGCACTGCTGCCTCATAGGCCACGATATCTGCGCGGAAGAGCCGGAACGCCTCGCGTATCCCGGCATCGAGATCGGCGGGCATGCCGCGCGGCATCTGGGCCGGATCGGGCGGTCCCGCCGCAACTGTATGGCCGATGCCGAAGGTCCAGACGTTCTTCACATCGAGATAGGGTCCGGGCACGAGTCCTTCGTGCCGGACGAGGGCCAGAAGCCCCCGATCAGTCATGTGCATGGGATCACCCGAAGATGGAGGAAAGGATCAGGATCAGCGCGGCGACCAGCAGGCCGATGCGCAGGCGATGGCTGAAGGCTTGTGCCGGGTCGGCTGCGTCGCAGCGGATGGATCGCGCGAGACGGAGAAGTTCATTCATCGGGGTTGCCCCCCTTGCTGCCGCGCAGGCGGGCGAGCACGTCCGGGGCTCCGCCCGTTCGCAGGCGAAAACGTCCACTGGACGTTTTCCGGGAAGCCTGCTCACCCTCTCAGAAGGCGGGGCCGAAGACGCCGACCAGGTAGGCGGCTGAGCCCGCCGCACCCCCGGCCGGGATCGCTTGCGATGGCAGGCCGAGCCAGGCAGTGATCACCGCCATCGACAGGCTGCCCATCCCGGCAGCGATCAGACCGCCGAGCAGGATGTGGCGCAGCGCATCGCGCAGGCGCATCTGGGTGGTGAGCGCGTTGGTGGCTCCACCAAGTGCGCCCCAGGCCGCCAGAATGACGGCGGTGGAGGTCGCCAGGTCACGCAGCACAGCGGCGATGAAGCCGGTTTCTTCGTTCATCGCCGGATCTCCATGAGCGGGATGGATGTGATCGATCCGAGCCGCTCGAGATCGAGCGTGACGTCGAACATGTCGGTGTCGAAGCGGACCGGGACGTCGAACTCGAAGCCGGCCGTGATCGTGACGCCCGCGCCGGGGGCGGTGGTGAAGATGATGACGCCGGTGGTAGTGTTGACGCTCCAGCCCGACATCTGCTCGACCCCGTTCAGGGCCACGCGGACGGTCCCTGCCACCGGCTTGGCGATGGCGCGCGTCCAGGATTGGGCGCCCGAGGCGTAGCGCTTGACCAGCTGGAAGGCGGGCGTCGCGCCGTTACCGGTGCCGATCGCCTGGTCGGTGGGCGCTACCGCCTGCGACGGCAGGCAGGATTTGTAATCTGCCCAATCCTTGTAGCGAAAGCCGTGCAGGCGACTATTCCGGGCTTCGAAGAAGGCCACGACCGCCGCAAGATCGTCAGCGCGGCGGATGCCGTAGGCCACATCATAGCGGCGGCGGGAGTTGGCCCAGCTTGCGTTGCGCTCCTCATCGCCAGAGGCCAGTTCGACCACTTGCGTGCGCCGTTCCGGCCCCCCGCGGGCCCCGCGGCTGATGTTGTCTGGGAAGCGAGCCTCATGAAATGCCATCACATGCCCCTCCGGCCTAGCGACACGGCCCGGGCAATGTCGGCCGCGACCTGCGTGCGCGACTGCCGGAAGCTTTCGGCATCACGCGCCATGATGGTGACGTTCACGGCGGGCGCGCTGGACCCGGCGCAGCTTGCGGCTTCGCGGCGCGAGAGGACACGCTCTCCGCGTTGCAGGATCGCCGGAACCTCGTCGGGCTTGATCCCGGCCCAGCCACCCGCGTGCATGCGTGGGGCATTGGCAAAGGCCAGGGCCGGAACCATGCGGCCCGGGCCCGGCGAGCCGACCATGCCACCGGCATGCAGGATGTTGGCGAAGATTCCACCCGCGCCGCCAAGTGCGCCCGACAGCGCGTTGGCGATCGGCCCGAGGATGAACTTCCGTGCCGCCAGCTTCGCCAGATCGGCGATCATCGACGTGACAAGGTCGCGGAAGTCGAGTTTGCCGGTCTTGACGAACTCGCCCACCGCGTTCTCGGCCGAGGTGAAGGCCCCAACCAGTGCGCTTCCAATATCACCGCCGATGTTGCGCGCTTTGGTGGCATAGTCGGCCAGCGCGGCAGTCACCGCGCCCCACCCGGTTGCGGCATGGTCGGCCCCTGCGGCTGCTTCAGCCCCGGCTTCGCGCGCCGCAGCGCCCGCACTCCCGGCAGCAGCTGCGGTGTCGTCCAGTTCGGTGTTGAGCGCATCCGCCGAACTGGCGGCATCTGCCAACGCCGTTTCGGCATCCGATCCGGTGCCGGTCACCGCGTCGCGTAAGGCTTGCCAACTGGCCAGTGGACGGCCGGCCGCATCGGCCAACATTCCAGCAGCCTCGCGATAGCCGTCAGACCGGCCGCGAGCGTCGTCAGCCATCGCACCAAGCCCGAGGTCGGGAGGCTCTAGGTAAGTTTGCGACAGCGCGGCAGAGAACGCATCGGCGGCGGCAGCGCCAGCAGCCGTTGCCGCGCCCTCGAACGGATTGCCGATGCGGCCCAGTTCCACCGGGTCGAGGATGCCGATCCTGACCCCACCCTCGCCCGTCGCCCATTCCGGCAGCAAGGCCAGCGCCGCGTTCAGGGTCTCGATGAAGCTGTTGATGCGCGTGACGACGCCGTTCAGCATCGCCTCGACGCCAGAGATCAGCCCGTTCGCAGCCTGGAAGGCAAAGTCGCCGATGGCGCCGGGCAGACTTCCCCAGATTGCCACCGCTGCGTCATAGGCTCCCTGGAAGATCGCCGCCGTCCGGTCGCCGAAACTGACCACGCCCGCGATGGTACCTTCCAGCGCTGACAGCCCGGCCGCATTCAATCCTTCCCAGCCAGCGGCCATGTTGGCGAATGCGGCGTCGAGCGCCAGGCCGATGCGCGACCAGACTTCCTTGGCGAGATCGCCCAGTAGCCGGAAGGCCTCGCCCACGCCGCCGACTCGGGTGACAAGTTGCGAGAACTGATAGACCAGTTCCCCCGCGCCAACGATCAGCGCCCCGATGCCGGTGCGGATCAGCGCCCCGCGCAGGAACACCAGCGCCGTGGCAAGACCACGCACGGACAGCGCGGCGACGGCCAGCCCTGCCACCCATCGACCGGCCATGAAGGCGGCGAAGGTCGCGGCATAGGTGGCAAGCCGTGCGAGGTTGTCGAAGAATGCGGTGATCGCGCCGCCGAGTGGGCCGGTGCCCCGCGCCATGTCGGCCAGTGCGTTCGCAACCGTCTCCAGCGCCGGGGCGGCGGCGGCGGTCAGTCGGTTGGTCAGGCCAAGCCAGATCAGGCTCAGCTTGGCGATGGCATCGCCTGTGCGTTCGATCTGCACAGCATCTGCCGCGCTGACCGCCACCCCGAAATCCTGCACATCCTGTGCCGCCTCTCGCAGGGTAGCGGAGTCGATGCGAAGGAATGCCAGTGCCGCCTTGTCACCGAAGAGGTCAGATGCGACGGCGGCACGCTCGGCCTCGGGCACAAACTGGTTCAGCGCTTCCTGAATGGCGACAATGCGCTGGTCGAGCGGTAGGGCTTGCAGTTCGGCGGCCGTCAGGTTCAGCCGTTGCAAGGCCCCAACAGCCGATCCGGACCCAGCCGCCGCTTCCGACAACCGGGTGGTGAGTTTCTTGGTGGCCTGTTCGATCTCGCCCATCGAGACACCGGCCAACTCGCCAGCCCATGTCAGCACCTGCAGGCTTTCCACAGTGGTGCGGAGTGAAGCGGCCATGTCGGCCTGCGCGCCGATCATATCGAGCCCCGAGCGGACCATCGCCACGCCAGCCGCTGCGGCGGCAGCGGTAATGGCGGCCAATGCGATCCCGGCTTTACGGGCGAAGCTGCCGAGGCGGGCGTTGGCGAGCTCCATCTCGGAGGACAGGCGGCCAAACCCGCGCGTGCCAGCCTCGCCAATGCCTTCCAGCTCAGCCCGGACCTGACGGCCGCCTTCGGCGACCAGCCGGACTGAGACACGCTTTTCGGCCATGGGTCAGCATCCTTGATATTCGGGGGTGTTTGTCTTACGTTATTTGCATCGATCAAGGAGACGTATGATCATGTCCGAGACTGCTACCCTGTCCTCGAAGTTCCAGATCTCGATCCCCAAGGCGATCCGGGCCGCGCAAGCTTGGGAAGCGGGGCTGACCTTTGCCT